GAATATACGTCTGCCACCACTGTGGGAGGGCATATCCTAAAAACGAGATGTGTAAAGGTGAGAAGATATGTGCTGACTGTCACTGTGCTATACAGGATGAGAAGTTCCTGTTTGACATGGGACACTATGAAACGGAGACCGATGAATCTCCAGAACCACAGAAACCAGAATATTGATAACCTTAACCAAAGGAGGAAGAAAGATGATAGACTTTGAAGTAGCCGAAACTAATTATAGTATCATAGTCAAGATAGCAAAGAGGGCTGTGAAGGAGGCGGAAGAATTAGGAGTTAAGATTCCGCTTATAACAGCAGAGTTGTCTTTGCTTGCCTGTCACAACACTTGCCCTCTAAGGCTTGATGAATTATTAGTAGCAACATCTGGTAATTTATTGCATGATGTGGGAGGAATAATAAGACACTTGAACAAGGAGACTGGCGAATTACAAGATTGTTTCTTACCCAGATACTCTCTTTAACTTTTATAACCTTTATGGTAATGGAGGAATTGGAAATGTTTTTTAAACAAATGATTCATAATGCTGTCAAGACGGAGATTGATAGACAGGTGAAGGAGGCTAAGTTAGTCATAGCTAGTGAATGCAAAGACAGGGTAGTGGAGAGCGATGAAAAGATAGACAAAAGTATTGACAGGATAAAGGACAAAGCCATCAACGACATTGACGAAGCAAAGGAGGACGCCATAGTTGAGATAGAAAACAATGATGTGATGGAGAAGTTGAATGAAGTTGCTAGATGGATAGAAGAATGTCCTGCGTAATATCTTATTAACTTTTATAATTTTTACATGAAGGAGAGAGAAATGATTACTACTAGACATGACCTAATGACTGACAATGACAGGTTAACAAATGCTTTTGATTATACAAAGCTATCATCAGTGATGGCGGAGAGACCAGCAAGTAGAACCTCCAACAGGTACGCTTTCGTTCCGACCATACAACTTATCAAGCTGATGGAGAAACATGGATGGTACGTTAGTAGTGGTAGGGAGACCAATGCACAATCTGAAGACCGTATGGGTTTTCAGAAACACATGTTAAGATTCAGGAGAGAAGGAGACGTAGGAAAACAATTACAACTTGATGAGATTATCCCTGAAATCCTTATGACCAATGCCCATGATGCGGGTGCAGCATTCAACCTGATGTCAGCCCTGTGGAGATGTTGGTGTTCTAATGGATGTATAACAGCAGATTCAACCATTGCCTCCCACAGGATACTCCACAAGGGGTATGCAGATGAAAAGGTATTGGAAGCTGTATATCACATCGTAGAGGATACACCGAAGGTCATAGAGAGGGTGAATGACTTTAAGGGTATCCAGTTATCACAAACAGAAAGAGAAGCTTTCGGTTTGAGTGCCTTAGACCTCCTGTATGGAGAAGATAAGTTCAATAAGTTTGACAAACAGGTAAGCGTGGAGAGATTGATACAACCACGAAGGAGTAAAGACAGTGAACCAAACCTGTGGAACAGCTATAATGTAGTGCAGGAGAAGTTCCTTAAGGGAGACAGGTTCTTAGTGGAGAAGGCACAGCTTAACCAGTGGGGTAACACTGACTATGCTAGGAAGTATGCGAGGGCTAGAAAGACCAAGCAGGTAAAGGCTATTGACAAGGATGTAAGATTGAACAAAGCCCTCTGGACACTGACAGAGGAAATGGCAAAACTGAAACAGTCATAGAGAAAGAAGATTATCTGCCACCCCCTACCCCTCACAGGGTAGGGGGTTTTATTATTTGACTCTTAACCAAAGGAGATAGAACATGATGGAGTATCTGTTTAGAAAGTATCAGCTACTCATACATCATCAGGCAAGGAAATGGCATTTTGAAAGTAACTTTGATTACGATGAACTCGTGTTGGAGGGATATCTGGTTTTCTGTGAATGTTATAGAAGTTGGGACAGGACAAAACAGTTCTCTAGATGGTTAGTATGTAACCTTAACTATCGCTTTCAGGGCATGATATTAAACAAACGACAGGGAGGTGGTAGAAAATATACTGATATCATGGGGGCTGTGGGAGATATGACATGGCATAAACGCTGTGACGAGTTCTTAGGCTTAGTAGCTGACCAAATGTTATCGTATGACCAACTGATAGAGAACTTTCCTGATGATTGTAAAATGCTGGTGCGAATCGTACTGGAAAATGAAATCAAGTCTTTAGCCTCCCTGTCCTTCCACTTAAGAAGGAGGGGATGGAAGTGGAAAGCAATAAAGACTAGAATTAAACAAGTCAAACAACACTATGAGGAGAATAAAATATGATAACTATGAAGATAAATAGTAGGCTTCGTTTGTGTGGTTTACCTGAAGACATCATAAAACAGGTAAGGGAGGAACTGACCATAGACAATCCCCTCTATGCCGAAGCTCAGGAGAAAGGTAGACTGACTAGAGGAATACCCAAACAACTAAGGTTAATGAAAAGAAACAGGGACAAAAATTATTACAGCATGCCTAGAGGGTATTACTACAGGATGTGCGAACTAATCAAAAACCATGAAGTACAAATCTACAATGAAACAGTTGTTGCTAAATTGATAGACGTCTCCTTCAAAGGAAAACTTAGGAGAGACCAGACAAGGGGAGGGATGTTGATAAATGAGAATACTTGTGGTGTGTTAAAGGCTCCCACAGGAGGGGGCAAGACCGTTATCGCTATATGGACTATAGCCAAAAGGAAAGTGCCTACCTTAATAGTGGTACACACTAAGGAACTAATGTATCAATGGAAGGAGAAGCTACACCAGTTTTTAAATATTAACTCTGACCAAGTAGGATTAGTTGGAGACGGACACCGAAATTTCAAGGACATCACTATAGGCATAGTGAACTCCCTAGCCAAGATGGAGATACCAGACAAATATGGAACGCTGATAGTAGACGAATGTCATAGAGTACCAGCTACTACATTTGCAAATGTGGTGGAGAAGCTGAGTACTAGATACCTTCTGGGGCTAACGGCTACCGACAGGCGGAGTGATGGTCTGGATGAATTAATATACAGGTATATGGGAGGGCTTGTACATGAAATCAAAACCAAGAACCTACAGGAGAGCGGGGACATCCTTAAGCCTGAAGTGAAAATAATCGAAACAGATTATAGTTATTACATGACAAACCCCAGACAGAGGAACGCTATGATTCAAGACATGATAAACAATGCTGATAGAAACGCTATCATAACAAAGAACATAGAGGGACAGGTCAAGGAGTTCCCTAATGGGATAGCCCTTGTTATATCTGACAGGGTAGGACATTGTAAGAAACTACAAGACCGACTACAAGATTCAGTACTCCTTGTAGGTAATGTACCAAACAGTGAAAGGAGGATGGTGATAGAAAAACTACAACAGGGAATAAGCAATATATTAATAGCAACAGGACAGTTGATAGGGGAGGGATTTGACCTACCACAATTATCCTCCGTCTTCCTAACCACACCTATCAAGTTTGATGGTAAGCTACAACAGATAATAGGGAGGATAGTACGCATAGCGGAAGGGAAGGAGAAGGCAATCATATACGACTTCTCAGATAATAATTGGCTGCTACAACATAATCTTAAAAGCAGAATGGAATTTTATAAGAAGGAGGGAATATTATGACCGTTATCAGACAAGAACATTTAGATTATTTGGATGTGCTGAGGGAGTCGGGACAGGCAAATATGTTTGGAGCAGGTCAGTACATTAGACAAGAGTTCGGAGAAAGCAAAGAAGCCGCTAGAGAAATCCTCAAGTATTGGATGGACAACTTTAATGAAGAAGGAACTAAACTGAAGGAGGGAGACCAATGAAAAAGAAGCTCGAGCGGAAACGAAACCTAAAAGTAAAAAAGAAGAAGGCATTTAAGCGCAAGAAGGAGGGTAGGTTTAAGAGGGCATACAAGCCAAGATGCTATGTCTGCCACCGAGTCCTCCAAGACCTGATAGACCTCAAGTGGCATGTGGACAATGACATGACATACAGTGATGCCTTTTTCAAGCTCAGAAGGAGGACGCAGGAAGGGATTGTACGCCTTATACTACCTGATGGTGAACGGTACAGGCACAACAGAGATTCATGTGAAGTGGGAGGAAAATACTACATGGAGAACGAAGAACTGGTTACTAACTTTATCAAGAATCATGGTATGTCACCAGAAAGGAAAGAAGGAAAAACATTGGCTGTGGAGGACAAACCAAAACGTAAACCGAAAAGAAAATTTAGAAGGAGGAAAAAATGATGTTTCAAACTGACGACTTCAAAGAATTATTACGGATGCAAGGATTTAAAAATGAGGAATACATTGAAAAAGCACACATGTCCCTCCTATGCTATGATGGAATGCCCTTTCCCTATGTGATTGATTTAATGGGTATGACTTATATGTTCGCTATAATAAAGATGGCTAACGATGGATTTATGAACATGGTAAAGGAGGAGGGAGAGGAAGGAGACCTTTGTGTAGAAACCTGTATAGCAAATTTAGCAGTCGCTGTTATGGATAGCGTAGAAATTAACAAACAAAAACATAAGGAGGAAGAATAATGGGCAAGGTTATAAAGGGATTAGGAATAGATTACGAAGGTACTTACATAAACAAAGATGAGTTGTTAAAAAAACTAGACTCTTCAAAACAAACACAGACTCAAATGATAAGTATAATAAAAAGGATGGATAGAGTAGTTGACAAAAACCCTCACTGTCATTATTGTGTTATGGAGAGTGCCTACAGATTCATGGAGGAAGAACTCCAAAAAATAAAAGGCAAAGATTATTGTGGTATCCAAGAACACAATAAATTCCTACAGGTTAAATGGGAAAAAGAGAGGAAGAAATATGTTTGACTTAATAAGATTTTGCGAAGACGAGGGAATTGAATACAAGACAGAGGGTAAGAATGTGACAGAGGGATGGGTCAATATTAACTGTCCATTCTGTGATGACCCCTCTGAACATCTAGGCTATGACCCAACTACAGGTAAGTTTAATTGTTGGAAGTGTGGAGGACATGGGCTATGGGATTTGATAGGGATGGTATTTCCTGATGGCATACGCTACGACAAAAAGAAAATAATGGCAACCATCAAGAAGTACCAGACCGATGAAGTGGAGGTGGAGAAACCTGTAAGGAGGAATAGAACAGAACCCGAGGAAGTTGAAATGCCTGTCGGGTCTTTTCAACCTCACCACTCTATTAACCATCCAAGCAACAAATATAAATTATACCTGAAGAATAGAGGGTTTGACTTTAGAAGTATAATGAGTAACTGGAACATCTATGTAGGAGGGTTGGTCGGTGAATTTAAGTGGAGGATAATTGCGCCTATTTACCACAAACATACTCTTGTATCGTATGTAGGGAGGGCTATCCTGAAACAAGAACCTAAATACCTGAACATGCATGGCACAAACCTCAAGGACTACCTCTACGGATATGACCATTGCCAAGATACAGTGATAGTCGTGGAGGGAATAACAGACGTTTGGCGCATGGGTCGTGGAGTAGCTGTGGCTACATTCGGGACGAAAACAACTATGCAACAAATTTCCCTGTTGAAGAAATTTAAGAAGGTAGGTGTTTTATTCGACAGTGAGGACAATGCACAGGAAGAAGCCTTGAAGATAGTTGATGCCCTCAACCTGTTAGGCGTAGAGGCGTACAATCTCAAGCTTCCTGAAGGGATTAAAGACCCAGCTGACCTGTCAGATTGGCAAGCATGGACTATAGCAAAAAAGTTTTTTTAATTTTTATTTCCAAAATTTTGTGTTTTTGTATATACTATATATAGAAACATACTACTTCACCACATAGAGGAACATTGATGTTGAATCGGGAATCAAACATAAATAATATTTTTTCAAAAGCCTGTGCATGTGCTAGAGGGGTTACCGATTCCTCCATCTGGTATTTTGTACAGGCTTTTGTTGTTTATACAGGAGGGCTATATGGATAAGGAAAAGCCTCACTACTACGGAATACTACCCGCCGAAGTAAGATACAACGAACATCTAACACCTCATGGAAAGATATTGTATTCAGAACTCACAGCCCTGTGTAATAAGGAGGGATATTGCTGGGCTAGTAATTCATACTTTGCTGACCTCTATAACACCAGACCTGAAACCGTATCAGTATGGATACGAGACCTAGTTAAAGAGGGGTTTATTAAAACACAATTAACCAAAGTACAGACAGGCACAAGGAGGAAGATTTGGATTTTGGCACTTACGAAAAACCGTAAGTCCGCACTTACGAAAAATAACGAGCATAATACTACAAGCTCTTTTAATAAAGATACTAAAGTATCTTGTAGGGATAATTCATTATCCCCCTCCATAAGAAAATCATTTGGTTATAGATGCATAAAGATATGGAATGACCTCCCTTATACCAGAACACACACATCCGAAAGCATCATAGAGGAAGTTGAATCTTATATGAAACAATTAATCAATGGAACTTTCTTTAAAGGAAAAGAAATCAACAAAGGGTACTTTAAGAGGAATAAAATATCTACTAAGGAACATAAATATAAATATACCAGAGCAGAACTCATGCAAGGTATAAGGAATGTGGCTTTATATTCAAAGGAGGGATATACAAAGATTAGAACTAAAGACCTCCCTACCTTGATTTATAATCCAAGAACAGGCACAAGCGTTTTCCTATCTGTTATTAAAGAACCACCAATATCATTGATGGAAGGGAGGGACATACCAGACCAGACACCACACCTGACCAGAATATTCACAGCTAAAATGGATTACCCGAAAGATAAAATACCCTCCAATGATAAGGTAAGGTTGATAGAGGGAATAAAAACATTAGTAGCCTATCAAGATACAATCAACATCAGGACGGACAGAATGGAAAGACTGTTTGATACTCCAGACCTGTTATGCCAAACATATATTAAGTGGATGGAGGGACAGGATTGGATAGTGAACATAACGCTGGGGATGATTAAGTCAGACGGAAAAATGTTTTACAGGTTTGTGAAGGAGATGGAGGAAGATTGTAATGGACTTAAGTTAGTTACGAAGGGACAGGCGAATGAGTGCTAAGATAGAGAAGAACATAATAACAGGTATGATTCTAAGCGGAAGGTTTCTTGAAGAGATTAAACCAATCTACCGTCCCCTCACTGTACCCTTTGCGAGAACGGTAGCAGATTGGTGCATAGAATACTATGAAGAATACAAGAAGCCTCCCTTACACCACATACAGGACATATTCATAGCCAACAGGGACAAGATGTCCGAAGAAGAGGAAGACCTTACAGCAAGTTTCCTCTCCCACATATCCGATGAAATAGAAGAAAGCCCCACATTTAATGTGGAATACACACTGAATGCATCGGAAAAGTATTTCAGGACGATAGCCCTTAAGGAAGTCAGCAAGAAACTATCCACCTCCATCACTAAGGGAAATATAGATAAGGCGGAGAACATAGTCAAGGAGTTTGAAAGGGTAGCAAGACCACAGACCAAAGGCATAAACCCATTCGATGAAGACGTAATACGGAAAGCCTTTGCTGATGATAGTGGGGATGCATTGTTTCAATTTCCTGGGGTGCTAGGAGGGATTGTCGGACATTTTGAAAGAGAGCATCTGGTATCGTTTGTAGGTGTATCCAGTATAGGAAAGTCATGGTGGCTTATGTGGATGGCATTGCTGGGACTGTCGGAGGGATTCAGGGTTGTGTATGCAAGTCTGGAGATGTCAGAAAAACAGATGGTGAAACGTATACATCAATACCTTAATGCATGCCCGACAAAAGAACTTGACGAACTACTACTCCCACTGTTCGACTGTGTAAAGAATCAAAGGAATACCTGCGAAAGGAAGGAGAGAGAATGTGATGTAGGCGTGTTTGATGATAATGATGAGTTGCTTAAACCATCAACAGCTAGAAGGAGGGGATATAAAACATGTACAAATTGCAAGCAAGAGTATAAACAAGCAATATGGCACAAGAAGGTTAAGAGGGAAGTCCTGTCTGAAGAAATGGTATTGGCAAAGAATAGAATACTGTATGGAGGGTTATTAAGAAAGAACAGGTTTAGATTTATTAAGTATCCCTCCAAAGGAGCTACGGTGGCAGACCTGAAGACACATCTCCTTAATATGGAAAACTATGAGGGGTTTGTGCCTGATATTATAGTTACTGACATGGCAGACAAGTTCTCCGCAGACAATACCAGACAGGACACAAGACACCAGATAGACGAGGTGTGGATGGCACATAAAGCAATGGCACAGGAAAGGAGGTGTTTGGTAGTGACGGCAAGCCAATCTAATACCATGAGGACACAGAAGGACATCAAGCAAGGAGATTGGGCTGAGTCTGTAGGTAAAATAAATGAGTCTGATATTTGCTTTGCCCTCAATCAGCAACCAGAAGAAAAACCAAAGGGGCTTATGCGTATTGGTGTACTGAAACAAAGAGACGATGACTTCGACCTGAACGCTGAGGTGAACGTATTAATGTCCTATAAGATAGGTAGACCATACCTAGATTCTAAACTGAAAGAAAGGAGGGAGAAAAAAGAAAAATAATTATTTCCAAAATTTCGTGATTATGTACATACTATAGTAGAGCCTTATATTTTTAATCCTTAACCAAAGGAGGAACAAATGAAAGTGAAAAGAGTAAACTATGGGCTTAATGGTTTTGACAATTTTAAAGTAGAGAAAGGATTTCCTGTACCTGATATTCGCAGGGGTAGTAAGATTGAATATCAAAAACTTTTCAACAGGATGGAGGTGGGAGATTCAATATATGTTCCCACAACTAAAATGGCAATCAGGATACAAGCCGCATTTAAGACTTTTGGAGCTAAGTGTGCTTGTAGAAAAACACCAGATGGAGGCGCAAGGTTGTGGGTAGTAGAGACAAATGTAGAACAGGAAGGAGTATGCTTAACTGTATAATTGCAAGGTGTTAACTAACTTTATATTCAAACCTTAACCAAAGGAGGAAACAATGACAAAGGATGAATCAGCATTGAAACCAAAAGACGTTGAGTATGCTGTGGACGAAATGAACAAGGTCTTATTGGAGGGATGTGAAGATACGATAGGCAAGGATGACTTCAAGACCATGATAGAGGAACTGAAGGAAGCAGGGGAAGAGATTGACAAGGATGATGTGTTCACAGCAAGGACAGCAAAGGTATTAAACGTATTGGGATTTACTAAATTTAATGTCAAGAAAGAGAAAGGAGAAAGAATGACAAAGAAGAAAGGTAAAAATGGTAGGGTCAAGGAGACGAACTCCAAGAAGGAAGAAAAGAAACCAGCTAAGAAGAAAGTCAAGAGAGAGAAAGGCAAGACCAGAGTACAGGCTATGCATGAAGTCCTGAAGAAGTGTAAGAAGGGCAAGGCATACGATGACATCGTAGACGAAGTAGACGAAGTGCTAGGAGGGTCTTGTACCAAACCAAGTATCGCAGGGTCATTGAGGTTTACCCTGTCAGTCCTGATGGAGTTCAACATCGTAGAACACAAGAACCAGAAGTATTATTACATAGGATGAAAAGCCTAATCTACAAAGAGGGTTTGCTGGTCAGGGAGCCGATTGGAATAACCAACGGTTCTCTGACCCTTACTAAGTGTACCTTAGACCATGCGAGGAAAGGAGTAGTCAAACACCACTACTCCAGAAAGGTATCACGAAACAGTTTTCTATCCTTTGCTGTCAACAAGACAGAGGGATTTATTCAGTTAGGCTATGGCATGAATCCAACCAAAAAGAGTACCATATCAAAATTGATTACGTTAGACAACCACTGTGAGTTCGACAGGATGTGGCTATCAGATGCCCTCCCTAAGTTCAGTGAAAGTCAGGTAATCTCCCTTCTACTAAGTTATATCAAACAAGTACATCCAAACATTCAATTCATAATAACGTATGCTGATGAGGCAATGGGCAACACTGGTATCATCTATCAGGCTACCAATGCTCTTTCTCTGGGAAAACATAAAACACATTTTTATATTCTCCCAAATGGAGAGCGTACCCATGCTGTATCTCTATGGCATAAGTACAAGACCAGTAGCAAGGAGTTCTTAAAAGAAAAAGGTATCAAGGCGGAGGTGACATGGCAACATAGATACCTGTATATTTTAAACAAAGGAATGCGGAAGAAGTATCAAGAGGAGATACGTCATCTACCAGATGAAAGGGAGGGTTCGATTCCCTCCTTCCGCTCCAAAAATTCTGGTGGCAGACGACCCAGAAGGAGGACAAAATGAATATATTAGCATTCTCTCCAAGCACTAGGAAAGTATGGATAGACAGGAGGGCTATCAACCCAGCCTATCAGCTTATGGCATACCTAGTAGCTAGGCTGTCATGGGAATATAACATATATACAATAGATAAGTCCTTCTCCCCTGTGTACAGCATGAAGAGATACACAGGGCAAAAGATAGATGCTGTTATCTCCATAGGAGCTATTTATAACCTGTCGGACACTACGAAGAAACTCTCCTTTGACCCGAACTACAGCAGACATAAAAGAATATTTGAAATAGCAGAGATAACTAAGGAAGTGTTTGACAAGTACAACCCTCCACATATAAACATGTGTGTGGATGTTAACAAATGGTCACAGGAACTAACGGAGATGTTTGGCAAGGAGCCTGATGCATACATTACAGAACAGGAGATGGGATGGCAGACTTACCTCTATCACTATTGCCATGCTATTTATAAGAATCAAAAACAATTCCACCGCAAGGAGGACAGATTCTTTTATGCTGGTGGAGCAAAGAACAGGACAGAGGATTTTCTAAGGCTTACCAAAGACATAGACATGACAAAGCTTATAGCTGGTGGAGGATGGAACGACATCTTATCAAAGGAAGATAACTACTGGTTACTGGGCTATATAAAGTTTCCTGAATGCCTCCAAATATGTATTGATTCAAAGTATAGTGTAGTGTTCCAGACGAAGGAGGGTAATGAACAAAACTGGATAACAGGTAAGTTGTTTATGAACATAGGCACAGAGGTAATAGGATTCATTGACAAAGACTATGACAGGGAGGGTATATATGTCCCTAAAGACTCTATTCTGCGTGTCAGTAATGGAGAAGAAATCAATGACAAAGTGTATACCCTCCCTTATTCTAAACTAATAAAGGAACAGCAGAAGATTGTTAAACCTAAATGGTCATATGTGGAGGGAACATATGTCCGACCTTTTATACGGAAAGTGAGGAAACTTTTAAAATGAAACCAGACTTTATTATTGCAGGGGCAGCGAGGGCTGGCACTACATCCCTTGCGGATTGCCTAACACAACACACTAGGATATACATGCCTACTCCATTCATACCAGAGCCGAAGGTCTTTACAGACCCGACCCTACCTGACGAAGACTACCTCCAAGCCTATGATGAATTATTCAAACCATTCTGTATCGGAGGACATAGACCTAATAAACAAACCAAATTTTTCCTCCTTTACGGTGAAAAGACAGTTAACTACCTAGAGGTGGAGGGGGTGGCAGAGACCATTGGGAGGGTATTACCTGATATTAAAATAATCTTTTGCCTACGAAACCCTGTAGATAGGGCATATTCCAACTGGTGTTGGAGTTGGATGAATGGATACGAAACAAAACAATTTGCAGAAGCTATAAGTCTGGAGTTATGTAGTGATAGATGGAGGAAAATTCCTCATGGGTTAAGAACATCACCTTTTAATTATGTACACAGGGGGAGATATTTTGATTTATTAGTTCCATTTTCTAGGGCGTTCAAGAGGGGTTCTGTAATAATATATATCTTTGAAGAAATCATAAAGAACGTACAAGGCACAGTAGATAATTTCTGTGACCATTTTAACATAGAATATACTCCTATTACCGTAAGAATGAAGAATGAAAGGGCGGAGGGATTCCCTCCAATGGATGAGGGAATAAAAGCCTTATTAAAAGCATACTACAGCCATACAGTAGAAGACCTGAAACAATGCTACGGATTAAACCTTGATGTCTGGGAGATATAATGACCTTATCCTTAAAAAAGAGAACAACAAAACGACTTTTTAATGAAGTCCCTTTGACTAAAAACCAGATTAGGGAAAAATATACTATGTCTCCATTCAGTGTGCTAGATGCAAGAAAGGGTGTATGGCAAAAGAGGAAGAAACTGTGGATATCTTTAGGAATTGAATCTGAGCTAGGGAGGGAAAACGTAAAGTTATGGGCAAAAGACAGTGGAACTAAGGAAGTTTCACAAAAGATAAGGATGGTTGGTGAGGTTTCGATATTTGACCCTGTACTGTGTGAATTAATGTATAGCTGGTTTTGCCCAAAGGGAGGAAGCATCTTAGACCCTTTTGCTGGGGGAAGTGTCAGAGGGATAGTAGCAGGCTATTTAAATTATCAATATACAGGCATTGATTTAAGTAAGTCACAAATAAAAGCCAACAGGGTGCAAGGGAAGGAGATACTAGAAACAGACAGTAAAGTTAAATGGATAACAGGGGATAGTGCCAACATGAAAAAACTAACAGGAAAAAAACACGATTTTATTTTCAGTTGTCCTCCATACTATAACCTAGAGATATATCAAAACAGCCCAAAAGATTTAAGCAATGCAAAAACCTATAAAGAATTTTTAAACCATTATTATAAAATAATAAAAGAGGGGGTCTCCCTTTTGAAAAACAATAGGTTTGCTTGTTTCGTAGTTTCTAATATAAGAGACAAAAAAGGATTTTACCATAACTTAGTAGGGGATACTATAAGAGGGTTTGATAAGGAGGGGGCTTTGTTCTATAATGATTGTGTCTTAGTCACACATATAGGGAGTTTGTCTCTCAGAATAGAAGGTCAATTTTCAAAAAACAGGAAGATAGGAAAAACACATCAAAACGTATTGATATTTTATAAGGGAGATATAACACAAATTCCTAGTTTTTAAAACCATTTTAGGATAGGAGGGAATATGAATAGAACAACATTATTAAATGCAGTAGAGAAGACTAAACCAGCTATGACAGGCACAGCACTAACCGAACAAGACAACCTGATTATGTTTGATGGTAGGGAGATAATCTCCTTCAATGATGAAATCTTAATAATTGCACCTATCAGGACGAAGATTAAAGGAGCTGTGCCAGCAAAAGAACTCCTTGACCTGTTACAAAAGATGAAGGATGATACCATCCAGATAGAACAGAAGGGAGATGTGGTATCTGTCACAGGCAAGACTACAAAGGCTAAACTAAAGGTATCACAGGGAGTTGATATTCCAGACGTAGCCCTCCCTGACAAATGGAAGACTATACCTCAGGACTTTTTAGACGGTATAAAACTATGTAGATTCAATGTGGCGGAGACAGGGAATGCTTTACATAATATCCTGATTGAAGGAGACAAGGTAATTTCCAGTGATAACTATAGGGTTACAGAGTACACTATGAAAACAAATGCATTTAAAAGGAAATGTCTTGTGCCAGCCTCCATCAGTCACACATTAATCTCCTTCGTACCCATCTCCTATGCATCTAATAAGAGTTGGTCAATGTTTAAAAATGATGATGGGGCTGTGCTGTGTATACGGAAGGTAGATGTTAAGTATCCAGACGTACAGGCGTTTCTAAGTAAGAAGATTAAAGGGACTAAAGTAGCCCTCCCTGAAGAACTTAAGGAGAGTTTGGAACGAACAAGGATTTTATCTGACGAGGATATTGTTACAGGCAATCGCATGGTAAAAGTTACCATAAAGAAAGACACTATGTTATGTCATGGAGAGTGTGCATTAGGACAGATAGATGAACATGTAAAGATAGATTATTCAGGCAAGGAAATCTCCTTCCATATAGTACCTGACTTCCTGTATGAAATACTAGGCAAGACACAGAGTATGACAGTGGGGGAGGAAACATTAAAGTTTAAAACTAAAACCTTTCAACATACTATACAACTAATAACATGAAGACAATATTTAAAGATGTAGAGGAAAGTGATGGTTGCCTAAAGTGTAAGCTACACAAGGGATGCAAGACACCCTATATGAAGGAGACAGGTGAAGGGAGGAAGGATATCCTTGTGGTGGCTGAGGCACCAGGAAAAACAGAAGACCAGAAGGGAGTACAACTGGTGGGGGAGGCAGGACAGGTACTAAGGGACGTACTAAACATGTACGGTATAGACCTAGACAAAGATTGTTGGAAGACAAATGCTGTAGCCTGTCGTCCTCCCAAGAACAGGACACCATCTAAGAGGGAAATCAAATGTTGCAACCCGAGAGTATTAAAAGTGATTAAGGAGAAGAAACCTAAACTAATACTTCTATTGGGTGGAGTGGCTTTGGATAGTTTCTTAACTGTCCGTTTTAAAGGGGCATCAGGAGGGATAAATAAGTGGAGGGGTTTTATAATTCCTGACCAGACATCGGAGAGCTGGGTAGCCCCTACATTCCACCCAAGTTTTATCTTACGGTCTAAGGGAGTAAAGACAATAAAGAAGTTATTTCAACAGGATATCAGGACAGCTTTACGGAAGGTGAAAGTTCCCCTCCCTAAGTATGATTACAATATAGATATTCTAAATGAATTTAGGGCAAACAACATGTTACAAGAATTTTTTGAAAAACAATTACAGGAACATCTTGAATACCCTCCAGACCTGTTAGCTTTCGACTATGAAACTACAGGGCTACAGCCTTACAAGGAGGGGCATGAAATAGTATGTTGTAGTGTTTGTTGGAAGGACGAGGTAGCCTATTCATTCATGTTAACCAATAAGCTTATTAGACGGTGGAAACATGTACTAAGGGAGAGAAGGATTAAGAAGACAGCCCAAAACATTAAGTTTGAACACCAATGGAGTAGAAATATTTTAGGTGTACAGGTTAGAGGGTGGGTCTGGGACACGATGCAAGCCTCCCACATTATAGATAACCGTTCTGGAATAACAGGATTGAAGTTCCAATCTTATGTCAACTTTGGACAGGGAGACTACGCCTCCCACCTAGATAAATATTTAAAGTGTGATGATGGAAACGGATTTAATAAGATACATGAAGCACCAGAAAAAGAACTGTTAAAGTATTGTGGTATGGATTCCATGTTACAATTTAGATTGGCTAAGTTACAGATGGAGGAAGTTTATTTATGAACGACCAAGCATATAAATTATTTCACGAAGGAACTCTAGCCTTTGCGGACATGGAGCAGAACGGTATCCGTATAGACTTAAGGCACTGTAGGAGACAGAAGAAGAATGCCGAACAGCAAATCTCCATGTTGGAATTAGAATTAGCAAGGACGAAGGAGGTAAAACTGTGGAAGAAGACCTATGGAGATAAATTTAATTTAGATTCTAATGACCAGTTGAAAAAGATATTGTTTACCAAATTAAAGATTACTCCACCAGCATACACAGACAAAGGTGCTCCATCAGTAAACAAAAACAACCTGATACTTATAGACTCCCCTGTGGTCAAGCCTATCATACAACTAAGGCAACTTAAGAAAGTGGCTAACACATTTCTGAAAGGCATCATAAAGGGGTCTGTGAAATCATATCTACATCCCTCCTTTAACCTTCATACTGTCCAGACCTTTAGAAGTTCATCCGACAAACCCAACTTTCAAAACATGCCTATTAGAGACCCAGTGATGGGTAAGATAATCCGACAAAGTTTTATCCCGAGAGAAGGTGGGATGATTGGAGGGTTGGACTATGTAGGAATAGAATTATCAATGGCTGGCTGTAACAGTAAAGACCCTCTAATCATTAAGGATTTTGCTACTATACATAAAACACAGGCATCAAAATGTTATGCCCTGAAGGAGAGTCAGGTAACAAAAGATATCAGGTATTGTGGTAAGAACAGTTTTGTATTCCCACAACTCTATGGGAGTTGGTATGAACCTATAGCCCTGAACCTGTTGACAGCTATTACTTCAATGAAGTTAAAGACTAAAGACGATAAGGAATTGAGGAAACATTTAATACGGAAGGGCATAGGCAATGGAGATGATTTCACAGACCATATCAAGGGCGTGGAGGAAGACTTCTGGAATACTTACCATGTACATAAGGATTGGCAAGAGGGTTGGATTAAGAATTATCAGAAGACAGGGTACATAGAGATGATGTCTGGATTTAGATGTTTCGGGGTCATGTCTAAGAATCAGCTTTTGAACTTTGCCAATCAAGGGCCAGCGTTCCATTGTCTCCTATGGAGTATAATCCAGATGAACAAATGGTTAAAGAAGTACAAAATGAAAAGTAAAATCATCGGACAAATACATGATGACATGGTTATGGATATTAACCAGAAGGAGAGTGAGGACGTATTGCAGAAAGCAAAGCAAATAATGTGCAAGGACATCAAGAAAGAGTTTAAATGGATTATTACTCCGTTGGAGATTGAAGCTGAATTTTCCAACAAAAACTGGTATGAAAAAAAGGAGATTAAGATATGAAAGAAAAAGATTTTAAGGCAATACATGAGGCTGTATTAAATCCGATAGGTGAAACAATGTTTAGTCTTTTAACCTCTGTGGGAGCAGCCGCACTTGAAGAACAGATAATAACTACCTTGATAAGCAACTGGATTATGACGGTTAACGAAAGGAGGGTTTCAAATGGAAAGGAGGAAACAACACAAGAAACCTTCAACGAATATGTAGAGAGGTTACAAAACTTATTACCTACACTATTAAAAATTCGTGAACAAAATCCAAATGTTGATACTATTAACATAGAAGAGAAAACAGATAGAAAGAGGGTCAGGTTCGAGGAAGAAAATGATAACTGAAGACCATCTAGGACAGATATACCTTCAACTGAAAGGTAAGCGAAGGAGGCACATTGGATATGTCAGTAAGAACTCCAAAGGAGTAGTAGTGTATAAAAAGTATGGTACTGAAGTATTCAAAAAACTTAAAGCCTTTGGTTTTTGTGTCGAAGCAATCAAGTTTATAAAACCAGACTTGTTTAAGGTTGTATGGATTGGAGGGACACAGGCAAAGAGGGGAACATATACTATAGGTAAAAATAAATTCAAGGAAGTATCTAAATTTCTGAACTTCAAGGGATATGAACCACAGTGTTTTATTCCACTTAAGGAATTTCATTTTAGGAAGGAGGGATAATGGCTTTACATTTAAAATACAGACCGACAAAGCTAGAGGATGTAGTAGGAAATAAAAGCGCTGTGAAAAGTCTGGAATCAATACTTGAAAGGGACATGGAGGAAATACCACATGCATTCCTCTTTCATGGTGCTAGTGGTTGTGGTAAGACTACGTTTGCTAGGATAGTGACTAACATTCTGGGATGTGACCCACAGGACTTTTTAGAAATTAATACAGGTAGCAACAGAGGGATAGATACAGCAAGGAGTATATTACAAAACATACATTACAAACCTTTGGGAGGGAAAGTCAAGGTTATACTACTGGATGAGGTACATGCTACTACTAAGGACTTCCAAAACGCATTATTGAAAGCGTTGGAGGACACACCAAAACATGTATATTTTATCCTCTGTACCACAGACCCGAAGAAACTTCTCCCTACGGTACGGAATAGGTGTACTATGTTTGAGGTACACAAGCTAACGGAGACTTTATTGATTAAACTCCTTACGGAGGTAACGATTGATGAAGACAAGGCAGAGGGCATTGATGCTGAAATTATAGCTATGATTGCTAATAAAGCGGATGGTTGTCCTCGACAATCCCTTGTCCTCTTAGACCAAGTAATAGACCTGAAACCTAAAGACAGGAAGAGGGCTATACAGGCATTCAAGACGGAGGAAGAAAAGACTATTGATTTATGTAGACTACTCCTTGATAAGCGTAGTAAGTGGGATAAGGTAGCAAAGGTGATTAAGGGCATTGAGGACGACCCTGAAAGCGTGAGGTGGGCGATTCTAGGCTATATGTGTACTGTTTTACTGTCTAAGGAAAATACACAGGCATCAATAGCTATCTCAATGTTTGAAGAACCGTTCTTTAATTCAGGGAGGGCAGGGCTTACCCTCGCTTGCCTTAAATGTTTAGAAAAATAATTATTTCCAAAATTTCGTGATTATGTACATACTATATATAGAAAGGAAGGTTTTATGAAGAAAGAAGGAGATTATAAAAAAGATATAGAAATTGGGAAAGGCAACCTGAAGGAGGAATGGGAAAGACAAGCAGGACTGTACCTCTTTTATTCCCTAAAGACTTCCGATGCTGAAGTAGCCAAAAGCAATGCGAAGGAGGAACTTGAAGTAACAGATGCAGGTCTGGACAAGAAGATACGAACTAACCCAGACAAGTTTGACCTAGAAAAAGTCACAGACAAGGTGGTGGCAAACACCATCCTCCTACAGGAGAAACATAAAATTGCATTTGATAACTATGTAGAAATGTTATACGAATTATCTATACTAAGAGGGGTCATGGTAGCATTCGACCATAAGAAAAAGGCACTGGAAAATTTAGTGACACTCCATGTGTCTGGTTATAACGCTGAACCAAAGCCTGATAGAAAGAGAAGGAGGGAAAGGTGACAGAGTTGTGTTGGTTTACAATTAGATGTTGTGTAATAGTTGTAATTGTAATGTTGATATATCCTACATTGTGTAGGGTAGCATTTCAAATTTATTTTAAAGAGAGGAGAAACAGTCCGCATGGGTAAGAAGAAAAAAGATGATGGTTTTGCTGAGAGACAAAGAAGGAGAAGTCAGCAAGGAGAAGAAAGAGGTGGAGGGAAGAAAAGTGTCCTTGACATAAAAGTCCTGAAAGAACAGCAGGGTGGAGAGGACGACATCACATGGTATAAGCCGAAGAAAACCAAAGGCAAGGAGAGGAATAAAATAGATATACTTCCCTGGCTCATTGAGGAAGAATGGTACGCAAAGCTTAAGGAGTACAAGGGTATCCCTTCAGAAGTAGAAGTAGGGGAGAAAGAATATTCTTTGATAGTGCCTGTCCACTATGATGTAGGTAAGGATGGGGATACTGTCCTATGTTTATCTGAAGCCTTTGGAGGACATTGTGTTATCTGTGATGAAATGTTTGACAAGATGAAGGAGGACAAAGTAAGACATAAGGAATACATTAGTAAGTTAAGGGCTAAGTGGAGATGTTTTTATAATGTATTCGACCATGAAGATGAGGAATTTGAAGGTATCAAAGTTTGGGATATGTCTTTCCATAACTTCGAGAAGTATCTCCGACAGGAGAGTAGGGACAGTGATGAGGGTAATGTTGCCTTTGCTGACCTAGACGATGGATTCATTGTTTCCTTTAAGGGTAGGGAGGAAAGCATTGGTGAAGGTAGAAAATTTATAAAGGCGGAGTCCATTGAATTTGAAGACAGGGAGGAACCGTATGACGAAGACGTTATGGAGAGTACCTATGCGCTTGATTCAGCCTTGATAGTTCCTGAAGCTGAAAAGGTCAAGGAGGCTTTCTACCAGACAGGTGATGATGACGAAGAAGAGGAAGAGGAAGAAGAAAAACCAAAAGGTAGAAAAAAGAAGAAAGGAAAAAAGGATGAACTTCCTGAGTATGAAGAAGAAGAGGAAGAAGAGGAAGACGATGATGATGGGGAAGGAGAAGAGGATGAAGGAGAGGAAGAAGATGATGACGAAGGAGAGGAAGACGATGATAACCCATGTCCAGCAGGATTAGAATACGGTGTTGATACAAACAAGCAAGATGACTGTGAGGACTGTGACGAAGATATATTTGAGGGTTGTTGTGAAAAACAGGACGAACTTAAGAAGTCCAAGAAGAAATCGTCTAAGAAGGAGAAGTCCTCCAAGAAGGAGAAGCCAAAGAAGAAAAAGAAATCATTTAAGAGGAAATAATAATGACCAAAAAGAAAGACACTATTACTCCATCACAGGCTGTTGCTGAATATCAGAAGGCAGGGTTTGGGAGTATATCTACCCAAACTATTGTGGTATGGATTCAGAACAAGACTATCGTAGGTAGGAAGGTTGGAGGACGGTGGCATGTTGACAAAGATAAATTTCAACTATTCCTAGAGGAGAACAAACTATGAAGAAGTTTAAAAGAAGACGTAAGTCTACAGTCGAACAGGTGGAGGAAAGGTCAAGGAAGGAGGACAACAAAACAAGGGTGGAGTTTCTGGATTCAGGCTCCACCCTTCTCAATCTTGCAGCAAGTGGGAAAGGAAGAAAAGGAGGCTGGGCAAGGGGGAGAATTGTCAATCTAGTGGGAGATGGTAGTTCTGGAAAAACCCTCCTTGCCCTTGAGGCTTGTGCTCAGACATTCTATCACATCAAAGACAGGGAAAGTGAATTATTCCCACAGGTAAAGAAAGTCATGGTAGTATACAACAACAGGGAGGGTGTTATGGACTTCCCTCTTGAAGAGATGTATGGGTCTGATTTTGTCGAAGGTGTAGAATGGATACAGTCTTCTACCTGTCAGGAATTTGGAAGGGACTACCAAAGGAGGGTTAAGGATTTAAAGAAGGGAGAGTTCCTCCTATATGTAGCTGATTCCCTAGATGCATTCGATTCAGCAGAAGGAAAAAAGAGGGTAGAACAAAGTGTCAAAACAGATAAGGATTTGGAGGGTACTTATGGGATGGAAAAGGCTAAGTATTTTTCTAATGCTTTCTTCAGCCATCTATGCGAAACGATGGAGGATAAGGATGCCACCCTTATTTGCATAAGTCAAGTGAGGGATAATATAAATGCTGGTCTGTTCGGTGACAAGCATAGAAGGGTAGGAGGAAAAGCTTTAGACTTTTATACCCATCAGGTATGTTGGCTTGCTGTCAGGGAGAAGTTAAAGAAGACAGTAAAGAAACAGTCTAGGGTATATGGTGTAAGGGTTAAGGCTAGGCTTAAGAGGAACAAGGTAGCAAAGCCATTCAGGGAGGCGGAGTTTGATGTACTGTTTGACTATGGTATTGACAATGTTGGAAGTATTGTAAAGCATCTGGGCTATGAGGACGACCAGATAGTAGAACTTGAAGAGAATCCCGAACTATTAAAAGATACCATTCAAGAGATAGAAGATGATTGGCAAGAGGTAGAGGAAAAAGTGAAACCGAAACGGAAGGAGAGGTTTGGCGTATGACTATTAAACAAGCTCTTGATTATGCAAAGACACTTATTAGTGACGATAAAGAATTAGCAAGGATAAGAGAGATAGAGAAGGAGGATAATAAACACATATTACATGAAGTCAGTTGTGCTGTTTTTAGAAATGAATATTGTGCAGATTGCTATTACGAGTGGAGGGAGAATGAAACAGGGAGGACAGAAAGCCAAAGGCAACAGCTACGAAATAAAGATAGCTAGGATATTAACCAAGTGGTATTGTAGTTCCTTTATCCGTAAACGGAATGATAAAGAGGATTGGTTCTGGAGGACAGCAGGTAGTGGAGCGAAGTCTACTATATCCAGAAGTGCTCAGACTTCCTTTGTGGGTGACATCACCTTCCTCCCAGACCCAGACAAACTAAAGATATGGATAGACACTAAGGATGTAAAGAAAGCTACGTTTGATACCCTCCTTAGTGAAGGTAGATGTATACTACTGGATTGGTATAGAAACGAAATAGGAAAGAGGAAGCGACTGAAAGTAAACAAACCAGTTGTTATTATATTCAAGTTTTACCGTAAGAAGGAGAACTACATCCTCTTTGCTATATCCGACTTTGAACGGTTTGCTAAGAGGTCAATCAATACGATAAGGTTATATAAACATTGTATAATGTTGTTGGAGGATTTTCTGGACTGTGTAGCAAAGGAGGACATAATAGATGATTAACTCACTTTCTATTTCTAACTTTCAAAGCCACAAAGACTCCACGCTTGAGTTTGATGGAGGGGTGAACATCATCACAGGACAGTCGGACAGTGGTAAATCCGCTATTCTACGAGCCTTGAATTGGGTAGTTAATAACAAACCTAGTGGAGATGCATTCAGAAGTAATTGGGGAGGGGATACAGAAGTTAAAATACAGATAGGCAAAGAGGATGTTGCAAGAAAAAAAGGAAAAGGGAATTATTATGATTCCCATATAAATAAAACAGCGACTAGATTTGCCTCCTTCGGTCAGGACGTACCAGACAAAATCAAAAAACTAATAAACTTCTCCCCCTTAAACATGCAAGGGCAGTTGGAATCTCCTTTCCTCCTTGCTATGTCAGGGGGAGAAGTTGCTCGATACCTGAACAAGATAGTACACCTTGATGTCATAGACAAATCCCTTTTTAACATAGGGAGGGTCTTAAATAAAGAAAGGCAGGATTGTGCCTATACCTGTAAAGACTTAGAAGAAGTAAAGGAGAAGATAAAGGAGTATGTCTGGATAGACGAGGCGGAGGGTTGTCTGGTCAAGCTAGAAACATTTGCTAATACGTTAGAATGTCAAAAGAATAGAAACTTTGAATTACAGATTACTATAAATAAAATCATAGGGTTGGAGGAAGATATTGAAGAAGTATCTAAACTAACTCAATACGAAGACGAATTAAACAAATTAATTAAACATCAGGAATTGATAAAAACGAATGAGAATAGAGTAGGGAGATTGAATGTAATAATAACTAACATAGAAATTATGATAGATAAAAAGCTGAATATCTTAAAAGAAAATTTAGAAGAATGGCAAGAAGAATTTGAGGCAATCATGCCTGACATTTGTCCTTTATGTGGGAGGGGAGAATGAAGTGGTTTACAAAAAAGATTTTAGGAAAGAAACAAACT